ATACATAGTTTGGTGTAGCACCAGCTGTGTATTCTATGTCAGCACAATTACCAATATCCGTTTGAGCAGAAGCTCCAGCGTTATTGGATTGAATTTCAAACCTCTCATATGGGTCATCAGCTACGAATCCAACGATGTCTGTTGCAGTGTTAGATCCTTCTAAGTGATTAGCATATGTAGGCTTGCTTGTGGAAGCGTCGGTATAAAAGACACCGTTAAGTGTACCTAGTAAAGTATTACCTGCCGCTGCTACTGTGATTGTACCAGTCGCCGCCATTACTACGGGGTCGTTTTGGTAAATCGCTGTTGCAGATGCTGCAATATCATACTCACTTAAACCATGGTTATCTCTATTTTGACCAACTTTTCCGATTGCTTTCATTCCAAAAGCAGCGTCTTTGTTTGCCATAGTTTTTATCTCCTATAAAGGTTTTAGTTTATATAAATATCACGGTAGTTGGTATTTCTAAAAAATTACTTTTTAGTACCACCAAAAGTTACGCGACTCTGCCTCTCACTATTGATCGGCATACTTGGGTGTTGTTCCTTCATAAGATCGTTGTTTACTGCTTCGTCTCGATCCTTAGTTTGCTGTGCAAAATAAGCTTCTCGAGATTTTGCGATCTCTTCTGGTATCCTAGCCAACACTAGGCCGCCTACTCCGATCACTCCTGCGTATTTACCTTCTTTTACAGTTGCATAAGTTTGATCTGGATATTCATCTCCTCTTACGAGTTCCCATCCGGATCTAAGTTTACCTGACATGTTCTTTGTATCGTCCATGCCTAAAACTTCAGTTCTTATCCATCTGTGTCTGAAACCATCAGGCGCAGGTGGTGCATCTAAAGATGACGGTGGAGTCCAAGTTGTAGGTCTCTTTTCAGATTGTCTACTCTGGCTCGCACGAGGGGTTTTGATTTTATCGTTTTCCATATGCTTAAACCTCCTTCATGTATTTTTTTTGTTTTGCATAATCTTCTAATGACACTCCTAATTTTTTGGCAATAGCAACTTCAGAAGGGGTGAGTCTGACAGTTTTGCGACCAGTCTTTGTGCTTCGCGTTGCCGACGCTACTGTTTGCACGGGTTTAGTCGTTTCTTCAACCTTATTGCTAGTATTATCAAATTTATGCGGAAATTCCAAACGAATTCTTTTGTCTATTTCAGCATAGTATTCATCAGAGTTTGGATCGTATCCTTCTGCTTCTAACTTATTATGTATGTCAAAAGCGGTATACGTCATAGCAGTATCGCTACCGAACCATTTATTATTTGCACCCCAGGCTTCTGCTCTAGGATCCACTTTTTTAGGTTCTTCCTGTTTTTTAAAAGATGGTATCTCTTGTTCAACAGGTTTAGCTTCTTGTGCTATTTTAACTGTTTCTGCAAGTCTAGCTTCCTCGTAGCCAAGTCTTGCAATCTCTTTTTGAGCTTCAACTTCAGCAGCAACATCATCTGTCGCTCTTGCTTGTTGTAGCTTTGTTTGTGCTGCAGTTAATCCAGCTTTGATTGCTTGTTCTCTGTCTTTAACTCCAGCTTGTTCTACTGAAGAATATTTTTTCATAAGAGCTTCTCTCTGTTCTTTTTGCGTTTTAGCAAAAGTAACAGCTTCGTCTCTTTGTCTTTCAGCCTCTCTCCACTTCTTGGTAAGTTTAGCTATTCTTCTTTGAACGTCTTTACTATAATTCTCTAGCTCTTCTTTCTTATCTGTAGCTTCTTGTTTCTCGTCACTAGCCTCTTGAGGCTGGGGACTAGGTTCTTCTGTCTTTTGTTCGACAGTTGCATTCTCTTGATTTTCTACTTCAACTTCTGGTTTGGCTTCTTCTGGAAGCTCAATTTCCTTTTCAGGACCTGAAGTATCAATGTCAACCATAGGAATGTCTTTTTTGTTTTCTTCTTGTTGTTGCATAGTTCCTTCCTATGTTAAATGTGATGAAGCACTGATTCAGGATCTTTTATAGTTCCTAAAACTTCATCGTCGTTAAGAATACGGACTTCTCCGCCTTCTATTGGTAATCGTGATCCTGCATATCTTGCAAAAATCACCCAATCTTTTTCTTTACACCAAGGACCAGTTGGAAATTTTTCTTTATCTCCATATGCCATTGGACCCATTTTTAAAACATAACCACAGTTTACTGCGATTCTAACTTTATCTAATGTTTCCTGTGCAATTAAAATACCACCTTTAGTTTTTTCTTTTGGTGTAAAAGGTAAAACTAAAAGTCTCCATCCTGATGGTGTAGGTAATTCATCTACAATTGATTCAACGTTTGTCTCATCAACTCTTTTTGTTTCTATTTCTTTTGGTTCGTTCTTATATTTCTCTAATAACGCCGATTTATTTTTCGGTATCTCTTCCGAAGTTGATGACGTTCTCTGATCGTTCACTTTCATTTTTTTGCTCCTTTGGGTTTAGCAGGTTAGAGATTTCCTGATCTATTTTTTGGTAGGCATGTGCCTGTCCTAACATATATTTATACTTTTCCATATTGTCAATACTTCCAGCGATCATATTTTCGCCTATGTTTTGATATGACTCTCTTACGTTTTTTCTTAGTTTATGTATAAATTCTTCAAATGTCATATTTTAAATCCTTGTAATGCTTTTTGTTTTTCTTCTGCATCAACTATCTTTTGTAAGAGTTTATCAATTTCTTCTATGTGTTGTGGATGTTCTCCAATACCTACAGAGTTATCTAAGTAGATATTTATAGTTGCATCTGCTGCAGATATTTCAGCAGTATATTTATCATCTAATGCATTAAGTAATGCTAGTCTTTTGCTTTTCATTTTTTCTTTCCTTTTTATTTGATCTTCTTCCGTTTGTAACAATCCATTTTACTGGATAACCGTTTTTCTCACACCATTGATTATGTAGTGTTTCTATTCTATTTGCGTTTGCTATACTTACTTCACTAATATACGCCATTATATTTTCCTCTTTTTTCTTATCGCTTCTTTACCTTTTTTAAATATGCTTGCCACCTTTGCCTTACCCATAACTTTTGCACGCTGTTCTCCAACAGTTAAAATCTGAATTTTCCTCGCAAACGGTTTTGAAATCTTTTTAACTTTCGCAACAGTTTTCTTCGCATCCAATGGAGTTGCAAACTTAATGCTGACAGTGTCTCTCGGATTTTCATCTGTGTATAATCTCCTTCCTGAACCTTTTGGCTTTTTACCTGTTCCTACTTTTGGATCGGCCATGTTTCATTTCCTTTATATGTTTTTTAATTACTTGCGATTGTTTTTTATGTAACATAGATGCTTTACTTAAAGCTTTAGCTACCTTGTTTAGTTTTTTAACCATTTAACACTTCCATCTTCTTCTAGCTTGACGTAGTCTAGAATTAGGATCTCTCGCAGCTTTAGGAAATTTTTTCATTTGTCCTGCACTTCTTGCGCAGTATGACTTTCTTCTTTTAGCGGCAGCAGACCCTTTTTTAACTTTACCGGTCACAGCTGTTTTTAGTTTTGAACCGGGATTCATTCTTCTATAGGCTTTGACACCGGCTCTTGTCATACCTGCTCCAGACTTTGTAGATCTGAAATACTTTTTAGTTTTACGTGGTTGTTTATCTTGTTTTCTCATCGCTATTTTTATACCATGTTGCTAAAGTGTATCTTGGTCCCTTTTTTACAGGTAACACCCCATGTTTATAATACATTCCATTAAAAAATAAAGCTTTTCCTTTTATTGGTTTTACAATTAAACCATCCTCAAAAAAAGTTTGTCCTCCTAAATATCCATCATTTAGATATATAATAGATGAATATACAGTTTTATCGCTGGCTGTATCAAAATGTAAATTTTGATTACAATCATCACTCCATTTAACAATGTGACTCCAGTCAATTTTACAATTTAAATTGTAAACATGATTATTTATTGTATTGAATAAATTATTAAATTTATTCATTTTAGTTATTTCAATTTCTATTAAATTTTCGTTATTACTAAACGTTAAAGATTTATTGTTTTCAAAAAAATTTATTAAATCCTCACACAAATTATTAGATAGAAAATTTTCAACTATCTCAATTTTGTTTCTCACTAATATTATTTTTTCTTTGCAAATGTTGCCGCTCTACTAGGTTTAGGACCTGTATTAGATTTCGCTTGTTTTCTTCTTACGGCACCCGCACGCTGCCCTTTGCTCATCGCTCTTGCTTTTGCAATAGGCACGCATTTTGGATAATTTTTTCTTTTTTCTCCACCACTTCTTCCACACTTCGTGTATGAGCCATCTGATTTTTTGTTTGCAATATCGACCCAATTTTGTTTGACCCATTTTCTTAGACCGCCTTCTGAATAATAACTACGCACAGCCCATTCTCTTACGTCTAGCCAGTCCACCAGTGCCATATGAGTCACGCATCATGCCACCGCCCATAGCTTTTTTTCTATTTCCTTTTTTACCACCAGGTGTAATTTTACCTGAGCAAACTCCA